TTAATCATTTTTCTAAGTCTTGGGCCAAAGACGAATGAAGAGATCATTAGCTATTGTAATAACTGCCTTATCGGCAGTTCTTGCATTACTGTATTGGGATGATCCAATGAGTTACGGTTGGATCTGTGCGGCGGCAGGTTGGATTGATAAATGTTTTGGAGACGAATTATGAAATTAAAAGAAGGCAGTCGCTGGTCCGGAAGTGATCATAGTAAAAAATTTATAGTATTATCAGAAGTACAATTAGATGACGGAGTCTGGATTTACTACCGAGACGAATTAGGTGACCCTCCTAGAGAATATAGCTGTTACAAAGACAGTTTCTTATCAAGATTTACAGCATTACCGGAATGAGTATAGAGATAGTTGTTCCCTGGCATGCAGGTCAAAGCGGTTTTTGGTGGAATGAGACCTGCGCTATGGTCATTGAAGTGTTTGGATTACCCGGTGATCGATTTCGATATAGTCCGGCTATGGACAAAATGATTTTTTATTTTAACACAGAAGAGGATGCGTTTATATGCAAGATGTTACTGAGCGACAGGATCGCAACTCCTGGACCTTAACCGTTGAAGAGGATCCAGAAACTGGAGATGCCATCCTCCAGTTCCCTCCAGACTTAATGGAAAAAGCAGGTTGGAAAGAAGGCGACACATTAGAATGGCGAGATCAAGGTGATGGCTCTTGGCTTTTAGAGAAAAAGAGTGTATAATAAACTATGAGTAAAATTAAAATTGCAGAGCTGTTTTACAGCATACAAGGTGAAGGCCGCTATATGGGTGTGCCTAGTGTGTTCCTACGTACATTTGGTTGTAACTTTAAATGTGCAGGATTTGGTATGCCGCGTGGTGAACTGAGTACAGAAGTTGAAAATATTTCTTTCGCTCATAGTAATACTCCTTATACAGACTATAAAGACTTGCCGCTGGTAACTACAGGCTGTGATTCTTATGCTAGCTGGGATCCACGCTTTAAAAATCTTAGTCCAATGCTTACAAGCGATGCTATTGTAAATCGCATTATGGAAATACTTCCGCATAGACGTTGGGAAGATGAACATCTAGTTATCACAGGTGGTGAACCTTTGCTAGGTTGGCAACGTGCTTATCCAGAGTTACTATCGCATCCTAAAATGTCTGAACTAAAGGAAATCACATTTGAAACAAATGGTACTCAAACACTAAGTCCAGAATTTAAAGAATACTTAACAGACTGGGCATTTGGAAGTGACGAACGAGAAATTACTTTTAGTGTAAGTGCTAAACTTCCTTGCTCAGGTGAGAAGTGGGATGATGCGATACTTCCAGAAGTAGTTTGCGAATACGAACAAGTTGGCACAGCGTATTTGAAATTTGTAATTGCCAATGAACAAGATTTTGCAGATGCCGAGTGTGCTATTGCCGCATATCGTAAAGCAGGATTTAAAGGACATGTTTATCTTATGCCAGTAGGTGGTGTGGAAAGTGTTTACGCATTAAACAATAAGAACGTGGCATTGTTAGCGATGAAACACGGACTACGGTACAGTGATAGACTACAGGTGCCACTATTTAAAAATGAATGGGGAACTTAATGCGTAAATTTGTAGAAAAACTATTCGGTATTGATAAACTTAGAATCCAAACCGAAGAAAGCCTAAAGCAAGCGGAAGCCGCTAAAAAAGTTGCGGAAGATGCGGTTAATGCCGCAGAACGTGCTAAAGAAGCAGAAGAAACTGCTAAACTAAGTCCAAAAGACCGGGCTACCAAACTAAAAGAACCGTGGGTAGGTGTACTTAACACTCACGTTAACAAAGATAATATACGCAATGGCTTTTTTGAGCTTGACTGGAACGATGATTTTGTGTTAAAATTAAAGCAAGAGGGATATGGTTTTGACGGCGATGCCGATGAAGAAATCATAGATCGCTGGTTCCGTGAACTATGTGCTAACGTAGTAGTTGACGGAGATTTTGGAGGCGCTGTTAATACCGGCGTTATTGATATTAAAACTGTTAAAAAGAATAACAAATGACCTATATTTTAGTTGATACTGCTAATACGTTTTTTCGTGCCAGGCATGTAATCAATGGAGATGCTGATATCAAACTTGGCATGGCTTTTCACATCACCCTTAACAGTATTAAAAAGGCCTGGCAAGACTTTGGCGGTAGTCACGTGGTCTTCTGTTTAGAAGGTCGCAGCTGGCGCAAAGACTACTATGCTCCCTACAAGGCTCAACGTGCTGCCGCTCGTGCCGCACATACAGAAAGAGAAGCAGACGAAGAAAAAATCTTTTGGGAAGCCTTTGACACATTTAAAGATTTTATTAAAGATAAAACTAACTGCACAGTTATGCAACATCCACGCCTAGAAGCAGATGATTTAATTGCTGGATGGATCCAGAGTCATCCGAATGATAACCACGTGATCGTTAGCACAGATACAGATTTTGTACAACTTATTGCACCTAACGTAAAACAATACAACGGTGTTATGGAAACTACTATTACACATGAAGGTATCTTTGATGCAAAAGGTAAGAGAGTTATTGATAAAAAGACTCAAGAGCCAAAAGCCATTCCGGACCCCCAGTGGTTACTCTTTGAGAAGTGTATGCGAGGCGATACCTCAGACAACGTCTTCTCTGCATATCCGGGAGTACGTGAGAAAGGGACAAAGAATAAAGTTGGTCTCCGTGAGGCCTACGGTGACAGAGCCTTAAAAGGCTACTCGTGGAACAATCTCATGTTGCAACGTTGGACCGACCACGAAGGTAAAGAACATCGTGTGCTAGATGATTATGAACGTAATCGTGTTTTGATTGATTTATCTGCACAGCCCGAAGACATTAAAACTATTATGACTGAAACTATTGCCGAGGCAACTAGTGCAAACAAAAATATCAGCCAGGTTGGGATTCGTCTAATAAAATTCTGTAATTTATATGATTTAAAGAAAATTTCAGATCAGGCACAGGCCTATGCCGAGCCGCTTAATGCAAGGTACACAAATGAAAGTATGTCAGTATAACGATACATGTCCAAATAAAACTGATACATGTCTGGAGGAAGCCATGGAAGAATTACACGCTAAGCCAATAATTGAAAATAAATTTTGGATTGTTGAGAAAGATGGAGCAAAATTTGCTACACTTAGAAAGAACGAAGACGATCGATTTGTTATGAGCAACGAAGCCGGTGTTAAAATTTATCAGACCAAAGTTGATCTAACTAAAGAATTTGGCAAAAACTTTTTTGTTGCAAAAATTATTAAAGAAGCAGATGACGCAGAACCAAATGAGGTACACGGGTATGCAACTTCGGCCACACCCCACAATGCAATGTTTGATGTTAAAAGAAAACTACCACTCTTTACTAAGAGCGGAGATAGTAAAAGCCTTTACTGTGCAGGATACTATGTTATTAAATTTGACAAAGGCTGGGTTAAAAGTTTCTGCCCTAAACTTATTACCCTACAAAGATATCAGTACCAAGGTCCATTCAAAACAGAATTCGAAATGAAACAGGTATTGTCAAATGTCTCAAAATAATCAACCAGTGACCATGCCCACTGTAGAACGTCTTATTCAAAGACTGAATACAGCTGAACGCAGTCAACAAAAAGATATTAGGTTAAGTATTCAAGAAGCAAGAGACTTAACTAGCGAATTAGCTATCATGACTTCTAAAATGGCAAAAACCATGCAGGAAATACATGCTATGCTTAATGAAATTCGCCAAAACACCACCGAAATAGAAGTTCAGGTTGATGGTGGAGGCTTCAAATAAACATAAATATATGTGTACTTAATTGAACATATATAGTTATGAGCAGACCTAAGCCCCAAATATTGCTAGAATACGCAAATAAAGAAACTTTTAAAGTTGAGCAAATTCTCAACAGCGAGGCCATTTGGGCTGTTTTTTATAAAGGTGCTCCTTTTAATTTAAAGAGCGGAAGTCTAGTAGCAAGTTATCCTGGACCTAAATATAAAAAAGTTAGTTTCAGTAATCCCGGTCATGCACACAACCTTGCTAAAAAACTTAATCGGTTATTTAAATCTACAGACTTTGCTGTTTATAAACTCACAACAGGCGAAGAAATAAAGTAATATCATGGATCGCAAAGATTCCTACACTGAAGTTTTTTTAAAGGCTGCAGGTGTAGATGCAGATGAAAAAAGAATAAAAGACTTTCGTCCAATTTGGTGGCTCAGCACTCGCGGAAAAGATATCGGCGGGTTAAGGATGACCGATCAATGTTTAGATTTTCTAATTGACAAAGCAG